CACCTTCGGCTCAACGTGGTTCAGCCAGAAGTCCTTTTCAGCTTCGATCAGCGTCGCGATGTCCGCCTCGTCCCGCTCGATGCAGAACACATGATGGGACTTTCCGAGCACCACGATGCTCACGTACCACCTGTCCGCGCCGGTCACGGCCATGTAATGGATGCACTGCCAGTAGTAGTGCGGGTTGATCTCACCCTCATCGAACTTGAATTTGGAATACGGGGAGGTCGTCTTGCACTCCAGACCGGCGTTTTCCCCCACGATGTCCCGGTCAATGTTGGCAAGCATCCACGGATATTCCGGGTGCTGGAGTATCTTGTTGCACTTGCGAACCTTCTTTCCAGTAGCCTCCACGAATCTGTCCGCCACATACTGCTCCAGGTCAGTTCCCTGGCGCATGGCCTCGTTGGTTTCCTTGTCCTCACTCTTGCCGATCTTGTCCAGATAGACTTTGAGCGGCGAGCTGTACGGATTCACGCCAAGGATGGCGCTTGCGTCCGACCCGCCAATGCCGTTCCTGCGCGACGCCAGCCATTCTTCATGGGACATCTTGCGGGTGTCGGCAAAGACCTTCATGTTCTTAATGTTCAACCTCTCACCTCTCTCATATCGTCGCTAACATGTACTCCCTGCTCAGTTCCGCATCCTCGCGCCAGTTCTGTTCCTCCAGCATCGCATGATATTGGTCACGCTCAAACCCAGCGACCATCATGCGTCCCTTCAGAACCTCTATCACATCGTCACAGTCACGTACCTGGCTCAACTGGTCAATGGCCTCACTCAGGTGAAAGACCTCGTTGTCAGCGCGTTCCCACTTCTCATATGCCGTCATGACTGTAACCTCATCCTTGCCCCGCAGCGGTAGCACCTGTTCATATCATGCGGGTTTTTGCGCCAGAAGGCATCCCGGCAATTTGAACACAGCCAGTATTTCAGGCCGCCTTCTGCCTCCGTGTACAGCCACACGCCTTCCTTCACAGTCTCTACGTCCTTTGCAGGAGGCGTGTCGTCTATCAGCTTCAGGAAGGCGTGGACGCCCTGGGTATTTTCAAAGCGCTCCGCCACCCTACGCTTCAGTTCGTCCACGCTGACGACCTTGCCGTCATTCACCCTTATCACCGTCCTTTTCCTCGGCGTACTTGCATATCTCGTAGTAGTTCAGTGCAGGACATCCATCACCGCACGCTGGGCAGTCGCCATTGACGCATATTGCGCTGAACTCGTCAGACAGCCACTTGCACATGTCCATCTTCTTCACCACCTTTTGGATAATGGATCGCGGGTGTGGATTTGCACCACACATGTCGTGACAACCATGCAGTTTAAGGTGTCACATTGACTGGCTCAAACCCTGCGCGTCTACTGCACAAGGCGCATTGCAGGCTCACCATGTGTCTACCTATTCCGCCACCGCGACCCATCCCCGTTTCTATTGAGCTTAACGCGAGGGAAACGCGGAAATTTCTCGCGGAAATCTTTGACAGTTTAACGACCACCTTGCCATGCAGTCGAGCCTTGTCCTCTGCCGGGTCACGCCCGTAGGTTAGCTGAGAGTCGTCATCTGACTCAGCACAATCATCTCCGACACTGCCCGGAGATCCCCGTCGCACCTGCCCTCTGCTATTGAGCCGGAATCGAACCGGCCTTTTGGCGTGAACGGCAGGATTTGAACCTGCAGGCCTTGCGGCCTCCCGCTTTCGAGGCGGGTGCTATCGGCCAACTCTACCACGTCCACACAACGCCGGATAGAGGATTTGAACCCCTGGGGCTTGCGCCCTGCGATTTTCAAGACCGCTACCATCAACCGCTCGGCCAATCCGGCAAATTACCATGCTCTGCATTTACACGGGGTTGCAACCGCCCTTGCCTGCATTATGGTCTCCCGCCGAAGCGGGAGGTGGATCAAGGCGCTGTTTCTTAAATTCCGTAAGAAAAATGATTGCTGTTAGCGCCTTTTGGTGGAGCCGAAGCAGGGAATCGAACCCTGAACCTGGGTTTACAAAGCCCATGTTTTACCGTTGAACTACTTCGGCAAATAGCCGCCAGTAGGAATCGAACCCACATTCACTGATTACGAATCAGCTTTCCTGCCATTGGAAGATGGCGGCATATAGGAGGGAGATCGGGGATTTGAACCCCGGGCCTACTGGTTAACGGCCAGTCGCTCTAAACCACTGAGCTAATCTCCCGTATAGTCCGCCTTTAATAAGTGTCATCCTTGAAGAAGCCCTGCTTGAAAAAGAGGTATGGCCTTACAGGCGGACGCCTATGCGAGGAAGTCGAACGCATACGGCTGGGCTTATAGCCCCAACGAAAGGAGTGCCATCAAATGGCTGGTGGAGGGCGCGGGAATCGAACCCGCTTCAACAACCAGTCCCCCCATGTCCGGCGCGTTTCGGTGTTGCGCATAGTTATGTGAAACGCGCCGTGTAGTAATGTCGCAATACCCTGCCGGGTGCCGGGAAACCGCATGATATAAACCCGGCTCCGCCTGAAACGACTGGCAATTCAAGCGTTTTACTTGCTATCCTTACGGCTCAGATGCAAGCGGTTTGTTTCGGCTGTCACACCTAAGTGAAACCAGAAGTATACATGCTGGCTGATGCCTCCTTATGTGGCCGCCGGGAACGCGGCCGCCGGATCACGTTCTTACATCATTTCGCAAGCACGTTCAGCCGTATCTTCATGCGAACCAATCCCCCTCTCCGATTTGTGGTGTATGCAGGAAGTGCAAGGGCCTGCCCTGCCGAACGCAATCCAGGAATCCCCACGGTCTTGCGCCGCAATCTATCGTTGACTTCCTGCATTTGGGCTGACATCTACTGCCGCACCCCTATATCAGCAAGCCTCTCAGCCTGTGACATCCCATCCCATTCATCGGCATACCTGAAAGTGTAGTTGCGGTCCTCGGTGAATATGAACCGCTTGTCCTTGATGGTCTTGCGGCACCTGTTGCGCACCCACTTGGTGCTTAGTTTGTTCGCAATTGCCGCTGACTGAACAGAGTTGTAGCTTTCCAGCGTATTGCCCATCCTGTCCAGCTTCAACACCGGGCGCTTTTTGAAAGCCAGCGACGGACCCTCATTCGTGCCTTCATCAGACTTTTCTTCGTCAGGCATCCTCCGCATGACCATGTAAAACGCCCTGTCTATAAGCCGCTTGGTTTCGGCATCGCTCGGGCATATCCAATCGCATTTGTTGTACGGCGCTACGATACCGTTGCGCTGTTCCTGCGTTGCACCGCATACAGTTGCGATGGCATTGGCAAGCACCGGGTGGGTGATGGCCCTCTCGTCTACTTCAAGCATGTGGATCAGCTTGTCGCTGATAATGCCGTTCATCTGTAACTGCGCATAGCGTCTGTACATGTTCACGATCCGCGCGAACTCGAAAAGCTCCAGGCCCATGCGCTCTCTGTACTCCCTAATCCACATCAGCCCATCACCCCCTCCACCGCACGTTATCGAAATCGAGGAAGTCATGCACTTTCAGCACCGCAAATCCGTACAGCCCCAGCAGTTTTCCGCCGATAGTCCGCAGGAGGGACGGTTCGCACGCCGCTGTGCCGTAGGTCGCCTGTGCCTTCAGGATGCGCGTTTCGATGTCATCATCATCGGCCTCCTTGGGCCTGCATCGCATGTCGATGCGTCGAAGCGCATCCGCCGCACGTTTGCGGATGACCGCCGCCTCCGGGGTCTCATCCTCAATGGGCGTCAAGGCCCGCGCGGTCAGAATGCCGTCAGCAATGGCGTTGTAAATCTCAGGATCACCGGCAGTCAGGAGCATCGCGGCTCCGCGTTTGATTTCGGTCACGATAATCCCTCCTTACAGTTTGTCCTCCAGGCGCTTGTTGCGACGGCCATTGTTGTACTGGCGCAGGATAATCCTGGCATACGTCGATCCGGAGAGTGCGGCAGAACCAAGGCCCTTGCCCTCGCGGACGATCTGAATGGGCGTGATTTTGCTCAGACTGCTGGCAAGGTCTTTGGCCTTGAAATCCCCGTAATAGGCCGCGTAGAAGCGTTCCATGCCCGAAAGAATCTCACGGCAAAAGCTGTCAGGAACGCCGAGCCACGCCGCTTTGATCGTGGACAGCATGTCGATGAACTGCTCCCTCGGCATCCTCAGATACTGGTGCATGAGGGTCGATACTGCCGTGACCTTATTCGTCGCCTGCCACTTCGTAAAGTCAACCCTTACGCCAGCGCACTGGGACGCGGTGACCATGCCCACGACATCGGTATCGCCGAAATTGTACAAGGCCCTCAGCTTGTCGTTAATGCCGACACGCGCGGCATTCTCGCCATTCTGCGCTACAAACAACTCCATCTCGTCCAGGCGCGTCAGCCCCTTGTACACCAGGCACGCGACGGACACATCCTCGCCGTTGCCGCGAACAGCCTTTTCGAGAACAACCGTATGCCTCCCGTCAAAGATGTAGTATTTGCCGTCCCGGAAACTGACCTTGACAAAGTTGACAAGGCACGGGTCATAGTCCTTCTCCATCTTCGCGATCCGCTTCATGTCAACGTCGCGCTGATACATCATGTCCACCACAAGGTCCTTGGTGTTCAGCTTCTTGACCTCTCTCGTCACGCTGCTACGATTCTTCCTCATTTTTTCATTCCGCCTTTCATTCTTGTTATTCCGTCCTGAATATCCTTCACAACGTCTGCTATTGCAGCGTTTACAACGTCCCACGCGGCATCATTGTCCAGAAGGTACTTTCTGTCGTCAAGCGTGCCGCAAAAGCTGTTGACGAACATCTCGCCAGCTTCCTTGACCTCTCTGTACAGATCGTCAAGGTTGTAAGTGGACTTCGCATCCAAATCCAGCATTGGCGCATACGCTTTATCTAAGGTTCGGTAAAGCTCACGGGTTTTAGTGTCACCGGCATATGACTTGGCACTTTCGTGAGTTTTGAGTAGCCTGTCAGGGCAGGAATCCGCCGTCGTAGTCGTCGGTGTCGGCATGTACGGCCCATTCTCTTGTTTCATCGGTTTGGGCGTCTTTGGGGTCATCGCAGGCAGCGCCTCGCCCTTCTCGATTGCCTTGGCTGCCTGCTGCTGTATTTCCGGGCTTACACCCGCAAGCGCGGCAACGGCGCTCTTATTCACCTTCACGTCGATGGGCTTGCCCAGCATGGACTCACTTTTTACTTTCGCCTGTCCCTTCAACACCTTGTCGGCAGCCTCTGGGGACAACTGTTTCAGTACGTCTATGCCCCTGGCAAACTTCTCAGCGCGAATCACGGTGTTATTCCCCATGCCAAGCTCGTGCGCAATCTCGCCAGCTGTTCCTTGCTTGTGGTTTGGCAAATTGCCATTTTGGGTATTTGCCACTTTTGTATATTGATTGCCGTGATTCCCGCCCTGGCTATTCTTCCTCGCCTCGTACATCTTCCCGATCATGTACGTCCGCTGCTCGTCGGTCAGGTTCCTACGCCCCAACTGGTTCCTGTACATCCAGTCGAACGCCGCCCACTTGTCCGCAAACTCCATGTCCCGCGTCTGCCACTTGATGTCAGGGTTCTCCTGAACCACCCGTAGCCGATTGTGGCCGTCAACAACCACACCATTCCACACCCGGATAGGCTCATATATCTCGCCAGCCTCCAGGATGTTCTCGCGCAACTGCTGAAACTCCGCATCCGTCAGCGGCGGTATCTTATCCCTGAACTCAGGGTCGATTTTCAGCGACCTGAGCAATTCTGCCGTGCCGTTCGCCATCTCGCATTCTCCTTCCGCCTTAAATCGTCTCGGCATCTCGCCACCGATAATTCCTGTTCCGCTCCCGCTTCACATCCACCCGATACCCCGTGCTTGCCTCATATATCCGCGAGGCCAGCGCCTCGTCAATGTCGGCCAGCTCCCTGACGTACCACTCGGAGGAAATGATGGTCGGTAGCCTGTCCACCATGCGCTGATTTAGTATCTCGAAGGCCAGCCGCACATCCGCCTGGGTGACCGAACTGGCGTTTCGCAGGCCAATGGGTTTGAGAAAATCATCGAGGTAAAGAAGCTGCACCGTCTGCAATGGCTCTATCTCTGCCTCATAGGCTTCGGCGTCCATCGCCAGCGCTTTCAGGCGTTTCGCTATCTGCGGCCACACGACGTATCGTGCCTCCATGCCGCGTTTCAGAAGCTCGCCAGTCACCGCCGTTGCCAGCATCGTTTTGCCCGAACCGGGTTGGCCACCGAAGTACAGCCACTTGCAGTCATCAGCACCCTCTGCGACGTACCGCTTGGAGTATTCCAGCATCTTCACCTGCCAAGGCTCCTTGGCCTCAAAGTTCTCGAAGGTGAAGCGCTCGATGGCCCCCTCCAGCCCGGAATCTCGAAGTCGCTGGATGCTGTTCCGTATCGCGAGGCATCCGCAGGGCTTGGCAAGAAGATGCGGTTCGTCCGGGTCCTCCTGCACGATCCAGACCATTCCGCGGTTGTTGCACAGCGTACAGTTGTAGCCGTCGCCCTTGATCCGCCTGCCGTCCGGCGCAATGACGTCCCTGCCTATCGCGCCGGGCGTGGCGTTGATCATCTTGGCCTCGCGCTTTCGGCGGGCCAGGGCCTTTTCGTACCACGCAGGGCGGTTAAATGAGGTCTCTTGTGAGCACCCTGTCAAGGTAGGCCTTGTCTCTGGCCTGCTGTTCAGCGTCCTCGACCTGCTGTCTGGGTTGGTAAGCATCTGCGTTGCCTCTTGTCGCCCTCGGAGGGGCGATTCCCTTGTTTTGTTCTTTTGCCAGCCAT